CTGTCCGGGGATCGGCGCCATCTGCACCGTCACGGGGATTTGCCGAGCTGAGAGGCGATGCGCCAACCGATACGCCGCAGCGTGGCCCGCAAATGACGCATCGTTGTCCCCGAAGATAACCACTTCCTCGCAGCCTAGCGGTGGCAACCATTTGGCCAACATCGTCGCATTGATCGCCGACCACACTGGCACGTCAAACCGGGCAGAGGCTGCCATGGCCGTCTCGATACCCTCCGCGATGCCCAACGGGCCGGCGTTACCCCATTCGGAAAGCTGGACGCACGCACCATCCGGCAACTCGCCCGGCATCATCTTTCGCGGCGATGCCATTTCCGCTTTTGCCCCGCCGTCAGCCCGAAGAAAAGTCCGGTGCATGCTCACGGGCTTGTGACCATACAGCCCGACTAGCGCCAACATAGCGGGTCGAACCCCCCCTTCACCGTCGCGCAGGGCCGGCGCGAAGCGCAGGGCGGAGGGGTATGCACGCTCGCCTAGCCCCCGCGCCCGCAAATACACGTCAGCAAGGCAGCCCGGCACGACTGGGCTACTGCCAGCCCACACCGCGCGCAAAGCCTGCCTGCGCTCATCCTCGCCCATTTGCGGCCGGGGCGACGCGTCGGCTGGCACATTGCCCAAAATCGCGTCTATCCGGCTGGCCACCTCCGCAAAGGGCTGGCCCGTGAAGTCGCAAGCCAGTTTCATCCCATCGCCTGCGCCGCACTGGTTGCAGATGTAGGTTCCGCGCCCTTCCTTGTTGTCCCATCGGAAGCGATCTTCGCCGCCGCACATCGGGCAAGGCCCGTGCTTGTCGCGCAGCGATTGCGATGGGATGCCCAGGTGCAGCAGCACGCCGCGCCACTTCCCCTTGGCCGCTATGGCCGTTTTTTCGTGGTAGCTCATGCGGCCTCGTCCCGTTTGGCCATCGCTTTCGCATACGCGATCCGGCGCGATTTGTCGTAGTTCACAAAAGCCCGGTCTGGTGGCATCGGGGTATCATGCAGCCTGTTCGGCCAGACGCCAAACTTGCCCTTAAACATGCCTTTCGCAAGCTTGCCACCGCGCCCGCGCTCTTGGTCCAACCAAAGCGCCATGCTCCAAAACGCCTGCTTGTCGGCCATCGACGCACGCGCTTGGCCCCCGGCAATCTCCACCAACTCGCCTTCTTGGGTCGCCACCCTCGCCGATGGCTTGCGCTCATGGCCGCACTCCGGGCACGTCATGCCAGTGTAGAGCACCCCGCACTCCGGGCATGGCTTCGGCAATTTCTCCTCATCCGGCTTTGCCTCGCCCTTCTCCGCCCGGTCCTTCATGCTCAACGTGTCGTGGAAAATGTCCGTCACCAAACCAAGCCGGATGCTGTTGCCGGCATGATCGAGGATGAGGCAATCCTCCGTCCCCGGATTGACGCGCAGCCCTCGCCCGATCTTCTGGACGTGCAAGATTTCCGACCTGGTCGGAGCGGCATCGATGATGCACGAAACGGGCAGGTCAACGCCCGTGGTCATCGTCCGCACCGAGCAAATTACCTTCACCTCGCCGCGCCGGAATTGGTCATTGATAAACGACCGCTCCGCCATGTCCGTAAAGGCGTCCACATACGCGCTCGCAACTCCATGCTTGGCAAACTCTGCTGCCATGGCGCCCGCATGCGCACGGTTCACGCCAAAGCACAGCGTCGGGCGGTTGCCGCCCTTCTCAAGCCACGTCTGCGTCACGCTGCCGACCAGCTTCGCGTCACCCATCACGCGCTCTAGCCCAGCTTCGGCATACTCGCCCGCCTTGATCTTGACCCCCCGCAGGTCCGGCACGTCCGGGGCAAATGCCGTGAATTTCGACAGCATGCCGGTTTCGATCAGATCCCCAATCGTGACCGGGATCACCAGGTCTTGCCACCGCTCGCCCATGCCGTCCGCCCATGGCGTCGCGCTCAGGCCGATGAAAAACACGTCCGGGCGTTCATCCATCAGCTTTTCGACCACGGCAGCGCGAATGTGGCACTCGTCCACGATCACCACCGCAGCGTCGGGAATGTCTCGCTTCGCCAGCGTCTGCACCGATGCGACTTGCACCCTCGCCATCGGGTTCGTGCGCGGATGGTTCGCCTGCATCACGCCGATGCCCTCAACGCCCTCTGCCTCAAACGCGGCAACGGTCTGGTTGATGAGGCTCAGCGCCGGCACGGTGAAGATGGAACGGTTTCCTTTCGCTTTGGCCGAGGCAATCAGCTTCGCGGCTGTCACGGTCTTGCCCGCCCCTGTCGGCATTTGGCAGACGATGCGGCGGTTGCCTTGGCCAGCAGAAAGCTTGATCAGCCGCAGGGCTTCGATCTGGTGCGGCCGCAGGTCTTTCGGCTTGGCTGGGGTAGGCTGGGCAATCAGGTCATTCACCCTCGTCATCCCCACCCTGCAAATCGGTTTTCGTCGCTGATTTTGTCGATCGTTCGCCGTTACTATAAGCTGTGGGACATTTTCTATCGCCAGTGGTGGGACATTCCCGGCCGTTTTGGTGGGACACTTGTCCCGCCACTTCGTTGCCGCTCGGCATCGTGTACCCGTCGAATTCGACCAATTTGCCGGGCGCCCACTCTGGGATTTCTGCGCCGCACAACACCAGCAGCGCCAGCAAATCCATGGTGTATTCGGTCGGGTGCTGGCCCTCTCCGTGCAGCCGTTTCCGCGCTCGCAGGGCGCCAGCCTCCCGCAAAACAGCCATGGCCCGCGAGACGGTTTTCTCCGTGTAGCGGGTTGCTTTGGCGATCTTGGCGCGGCCCGGGTGGATATAGCCCTTATCCCCCTTCCTGTGGTGCAGCCATAGATTAAGGAGGGCCAGTGTGACGGCCCTTTGCCCGGGCGTCATTGCCGATCTGCGCACGCAATACCGGAGATAGCGCCGCCACGACGCCTCGATGGTCAATTGGAATTCAGCCATGATAGCCCCTTCGTTGGGGCATGGGCTTGCAGCGGGTTCCCCAACCTGCTACATCACCCATGCGTTTGAACACCGCCAGTATAGCCGTTCCCCACGGCAAAGCAAAGCCCTCGGCCTTACGGTCGGGGGTTTTTCTTGTTTTACGTCAATGCGTTGCCCGCATCCGGCGCGCATGTCCGGCAATACCACACGCGGCGACCAGCGGCGACCTTGCGCAAGTCTGTGCCCCGGATCAGGGATTGATCTTGGCACGTGAGACACAAGCACCACCACTTCGCGCCGCGCCAGCTTGGGCCACGTTCGACCACGGTAAACCCGCCTATGGTCTGGCCGATCATGTCGATCGGCGGCTCTGGCATCCCTTGCGCGTCCATCATTCCCCCCCGAACGTTCGATCTAGCCAATCGTCGGCGCCGATGTCTCGCGCCTCGAACTCGATCACGCCGGAGGGGTCCTTGCGCCATCCCCGGATTTGCAGGATGCGCCCGCCGATGTAGAGCGTGCCGGTGTAGCCGTCCGGCGTGGCCTGGTCCGGGTGCATGGTGCCGGTGCGCCAGGGTGTCATGCGCGCCGCCAAGCCGAAACAGCAAAATTGATGATGAAGACGACGGAAATGACGGACATCACGCCATCCCACCACGGCGCGTTGTTCATAAATCCCCCCTTAATTGCGATGGAGGCACCGAACACCGAAAGAGCTATAGCCCACAAGCGGAACATCCATTGGCCCATCATCGCACCCCCACCATCGCCAGCCTGTTGCCTCGCGCGATCTTGGCGGGGCTGGGGCGGTCATCCGGCGGCTTGCCCCTGCGCTTGGTTTTGGGCTTTCCGGTGCGGATGCGGATGGGTTTTTTCATGGCAATACCTCAAAGATTTCCACGATGGTCTGCGGCGCGTGGGCGTATCGTTTGGCAACCGCCAACTTCACCACCTGGGCATCATCACGCCATGCAATCTTGTTGAGCGCGTCCATCAGCAGTTTGGTGCAGTTGTCCAGGTCGGGCTTGCCAGTCGGGCGCACCTCGCCGCGCAACGCCGCCTCCCGCCGCTTCTTCGACCAACTCGCCGGCACCGCCACGTCGATACCGACGACAACCTCAATCGGGGTTTCCATCATCGGCTGCCCGATCTGCTGGATGGCGCAAGACTTCACCCACGCCTCGGCGTTGTGGGTGGCGGTGGGAGTGTAGCCGCCGGGGCGGTTGGCGAACGTCCGCAACCGCCCCTTGCCGTGCGCTACGCCGGGGATGACGATGGTGTAGCGCGCAGTCATGTCGCATCCTTTTCGTCTTCATCGTCGAACTCGAACCCGGCCCGCGCCAGCCTCGCGCGCGTCTCTGCTTCGGTGTCTGCGCGATAGGTGATCGATATGCGCTGAGCACGCGGAGCGTAGGAGACGCCGGGTGCGGGGGCGTAGGGCACGCCGATGTGGCGGATCGGGCGCGTGATGACGGGCGGGGTTGTCATGCGAAATACCCGTTGACAGATGGGCCAATGTGTCCCATTGTCTGCGCATAGGAACGGAGGCTCCGATGGCGCAGATCAGGATCGAAATGGACCGCGGGATGGGTTGGGAAGTCCGGCAGGAAGGCGCCGCCGACATCACCGCCGACGCCCTGGTTGCCATGCTGCCCGGCTACGCGATCCAATACGCCCACCGCGCTTTCATCGACGGCGTTCTGATCGCCGAGGCGCAGCGTCCGCACGGCGTGCGCGGCAAGGCCCGGCTGGTGCGCCATGACGCCTGACGAGTTCAAGTCCGCGCGCCGCGCCGCCGGTCTGGCAACCCAGGAGGCACTTGCCGAAGCCATGGAGGTCGACCGCCGCACCGCCGGCAGGTGGGAGCGGGGCGACGTGCCGGTGCCAGGCGCGGTGAAGATGGCGTTACGCTGCATGGCGCGCCTCCGCGAGACTGGCATCGACGACGCCGATCCGCTGCCCGATCCACCGCACCACGGGCACGGCCATGGAGTTCCCCAGCGCCCGGTAGCGCGGGCCATCGGCGGCCATGCCCTTGCGGTAGGGGACGAGCGAATATCCGTCCGAAAATCCCATCAGGCGCTCACACTCGGTCGGCGTAAGTCGGCGGACGGCGGCCATTGAAGCCGCGTGCATCCGGCTCCCCTTGGCGAGCGTTGATGCCGGCAAACCTGGCTCGACGCGCGTCCGATTGGCGGCGCTGGTGATTTGGGTGAGGTCGAACGCGACCAGATTCGTGTCGTCTTCCTGCCGCCGCCCCGCCGGGTTGCCCCCGTTGCCCTTCCCCGAGGTCAGCGAAGCCGCCACCAACGGCACGCCCCGCCCCGTCCCATCCTCGCTGGCGTCGAAGCCCTCGGCGCGGAGGGTGTGGGCAATGGCCTGCACCTCGGCCCGCGCCTCCAGCGTGTAAGCCAACTCGCGCGACACCCCGACGCCATCCGGACCGCTATTCGGGTTCTCGCGCAACGCGCCTGCTTGGATCGCATGGGCCACGATGAGCGGAGCGCCGTCGCCGTCGCCGTCGCCGTCGCTAGACGGCCCCTTGTAGTCGCGGGCTTTCAAGGCCGGACTGACGGTGGGTATCAGCATCCCGCTTCCCGCATCCTGTTGCGTCGCGCTGCCCGCTGCCTTGCCGTTGGCGTTGAGCGTCCCGGCGATCAGGCTGTCGGCGGTGTCTGCGTCGTTGCGGTATCCGCTACCGCCTGGAGCGCCCGCAGCAATGGGCCGGGCAACGCCTTCCCCCGTTTCTCGTCGCGGCGCAGTACCCCCGCGCAGGCTCGCGGGCTCAAATAATACCGCTGCGGCAGGTCGCCAGTCTCCAAGATAGCCGACAACGAACACACGCTCGCGTCGCTGTGCCAGACCGGCGTATTGAGCATCAAGGCTCCGGTAGGCCCACCCATACCCGAGTTCGCCCAGCCCCCCGAGGAAGGCGCCAAAGTCCCGTCCGCCGCCCGAGGAACGGACACCGGGGACGTTCTCCCAAACCACCCAGCGGGGGCGCAGTCGGCCAGCCAATCGTAGAAATTCAAGGGCCAGGTTGCCGCGTTCGTCGGCCAGCCCCCCCCGCA